ACCGTATCGCCCCACTCACCTGTCTGGTCGCCCTCGGCTGGCTTTTCTATTCCTGAATTTGTTGTGTACGAACTCGCCATTTAATTATCCTATTCTTGCCAAGACACCGTTTGTGTTCCTGAAGTACCAATTACGTTTGAAGAAGACCAACTCCATGTAGCAATGCTGCCTGATACATAATTTGCGTCTGTGCGGTTAAAAGTAGTGCTTCCTACAGTCATTGATGTCCAACCACTGTTTCCGGGATTGGTGCTGGCTCTAAAAAATATTTGATTGATTAAAAAATACACAGCTTCGATAGTTACATTAAACCCACTAAACCCTATAGTATTTGAGCTTATTGATCCAACCGGAAACCCTGTAGCTGTTGAAGCAAACCCATACCCAGTTATAAAACCACCAAAAGAACCAGAGCCTATGGTTATAGTGCGATCATCTGTCCCGCTAGTTGCAGTGGCTCCAAAAAAGTCTGTTAGTGATATAGCACCGCTAGTAGGAACACTGTTGTTAGCTGTAGTGTTAGGGACAAGGCTACCACCACGGTAGTATTCGGTTAAAGAATGAGGTGTGCTACCGCCAAATTCAGTAACTAGATCGCCAATGTCAATAGGTGCTGAACTTGTAACCGCCATTATTTAGCCTCTAGTTTTTCTACTTTATCCGATAATTCTTTAACTGCTTCTATTAAAACGCCTACTAAGTTGCCATAAGCCACCGATAAATGTTTATCTTCTGTGTCATCTGTAACCACTACTTCAGGCATGACCTCTTGCATTTCTTGTGCAATAACACCTACAGAGCGTCTGTCTTCAGCACCATGTTTATCAAAGTATACACCACGCATGGCTTTTACTTTATCTAATGCGCTATCAATCGTTTCAATGTTTGATTTGAACCGCACGTCAGAGCTAACAGTAACTTCAGTAGTTGCGGTCAAAGTACCCGTTACATTAACTCCACCTGATGCTGTAGCTAATTTAGAAGCGTTGTCATAAAACAGGGTTACTGCGCCATTTACCGCAGCAGTCAAATAGTCTTCTCCACTGTCGCTTTCTAAAGTAAGAGCATCACTTTGTATTAACAAAGAACCTGTATTGTTATCTATTATTGAATTTGTACCGTTATGTTTAATCTGAAGGTCGCTACCAGCACCAAAAATAACTGTTCCGTCATCAGCAAAGGTTGCATTTCCTGTTATTGAAACCCCGCCTGATGCTGTAGCTAATTTAACTGCGTTATCGTAATAAAGACTAACTGCGCCATTTTCTACAAATGCGGCCATAGATTCATCGCCAGCAGAGTTAATATTTACTTGACTGCCTTTTATTACCAACAATCCTGTGCCAGCGTCCTGTACATAAGAGTTAGAACCATCGTGGTATATCTGAAGATCACTTCCAGCCCCAAACATAGCTTTAGCATTATCTGGGAACAAAATATCATCTGTGCCGGTAGGAACTGTAAATACTGTAGCATCAGCGTCATTCTTAATGGTGATATCGCTTGTTGAACCTTGCCCAGTAAGAATTAGTCCTTCTGCAGCGGTATAACCCATTGCTGCGTTATCACCTGCGCTTGTGTCTCCGTCAGCATTAATACTAGCTCCAGTTATGTCTCCAGTAACATCTAAATGCCCTAAACTGCTTAACTGCATTTTTTCGGTGGCTGTTTCACTTGCACCTACTTGAAAACTTAGTTTAGTAGCGTTGTTATCCGCTGCAAACGTATCTTCGGCTACTGCCGCAACAGAAGCAGCTAATAATATAGCGTCTGTTCCACTTGCTTCATCTGGAGCTTTAAAATCTACCCTTCCTAAAACACTACCAGAAGTTACCGTAGTGTCGGACGTTTGCGCGTTTATAATAGCGCCATCACTTGTTTTAAGTGTTAGATCGCCAGAAATTTGTAATGTGTTAAGTACGTCGTAAACAGCGGCTCCAGAACCTGCGCCATCAGATGCTATAATCTTACAAGCCCCTGCTTCTATAGATACATTGGCTCCACTACCCTGAGAAAACGTAAGTGTATAACTTGTGTCGTTTTGCATCATCCATACTTTTGATGCTGTGTTAGGTAGAAGAGTGACTGTGCAGGCTTGTCCACCACCTGTAAGTTTTAAATACATTGCTCTATCTGAATCAGAAGAACCGTCTGCTATTGTTATATTGTCAGTAGAAGCATCGGCAATAGCTCTAGTTCCATACCCCAATGCTTGACCTATTAATTCTAAATTTGTGTTGGTTATGGTTCCCCAATTACCAGCTTCCTCACCCGTAGCAATTTCTGTGAGTCTTAAATTGTTTACATATGAACTTGCCATCTAAATATCCTCTATGCGGCTATATTGCCTGACCAATTAGGTGTTTGCGAAGTGCTTATCTGTGACCAGCTAGGTGTTTGAGCATCGCTTACATCACTCCAAGTAATAGACGGTGGCCCTTCAACTGCTTGCCATAATTGTACTGAAGAAACAACAGCAGCGGCAGATACACTGGTAACTTCAATAGCGTCAACAACAGGTTGACCCCACGGCCCAGAAAAATACTGTCCTCGACTCCAACCGCTATTCGTTCTATTTGCCATTATGTAATCCTAATAACCGCTGTATCTGCGTCATTTACAGGAAACCGTATTCTAAAGTCAGGGTTGCTTGTTATGTCAGAACCAAAATCTAATACGCATACAGCCTTGTTACTTTGTGAGCTATTGTAGATTAATGCGCCTCTTGCCGTAATACTAGACGAGTTCCAAAAAGCATCTCCAAAATCACAAAACCCTGTAGTGCCACCACTTGAAGGCTCTACATTAGTAAGAGTAAACCCGCCAGAAACATAAGCTGTTCCGCTTGCTTCGCCTGAAGTAGTAAATGCTGTGGTGTCTGCTCCTATGGTAGCGCTAGACGTATACAAAGCTATCTTAAAAGTATGTCCTCCAGCGGCACTAAAATTATGTACTGCTTGCAGAATTTCTTTTTTAAAAGACGTACACATTGTTTGTGTTATAGCCATGATTAAAATATCTCCTTATAGCGTAGCTTTTCTTGCCTGACCCGCCCTGTAGGAGTCATTACGGTTCTTATATTCTGATAGTTGTTTCAATGCTCCTAACGCCGCATCATACCGTTTTTGGTACTCTGCCATGACATCAGGCTCACCTTTTAAAAATATATTGGCTTCTAGCAAACTGCCGTAAAGCAAGACTGTGCTGTAGTTATCACCAATCCAAGTAGTATTTGAGTCTGTGCTACCGTTTGTAATAGATGTTGGGTAGTAATAATAATGCAGTTCTGCAGAATATCCTGCGTCTGGCGTTGGGCCTAGTATAAATGCGCTATCGTCAAACAACGCATAATACTCTGGTGTACCTGTTGTTGTAGGTAACGGGAACGCCTCTCTAATAAAATTAACGTCTTTGTTAATTAGATAGTTATAGTTACCACTACCGTCTATTAAAGCTAAAGAATACGTATCCAACCAATCATCAGGAACAGCTAAGTATTTATTATTGATTGTTATTGTGCCCGTAACATTTTTACGTAAATAAGCAATCTGCACACTGTTATATATGCTTTCTTCTGCTTGTGTAATAAATAAATTTACATCAGTAGTTGAAAAATCACTCTCTGTGTAAGATTTAATTGCTGCAACTAATGCGCCGTAATTCATTGTTATTAATTAGATTTATTGCTAAATCCAGTACCTTTAGTTGCTGCACCTGCACCCTTCATCTTTTTGGTTTGGGTGTTAGGTATTTTATTTGGATACCCAGCGTTAGTCGGCATAGCACAAGGTTTGATAGTGCTCATATCTTTGACTTTTACTTTCATATTAGCTCCTTCAGCTATTCACTGTATCTACTGTAACAGTACCTATTTTACCTGTGCCTTTCAAACTATTTGGCACTAAACCATCTTTGTCATTAAAACCAACTGGCTCCCAGCCCCACTGAAATATATTTACTACATCCGTCCCTTGTGCAGGTCTTGGATTTCGTACTGCTTGAGCATCAACAACAGGATACATACCCTGTAGGTTTTGTGGGTGATCAGACTCCCAACAAGTAGGACACACTAGCAGGTTTGTTTTTCTTGTCCTTATATAGATTTCTTTAAGTTTTTTTAGTTTATATTGAAACCCACACCTATCACACTCTGCGATAGTGTATTTGTTTGAGGCAAAACGACTAGCCATATCTATACATACGACACTCTAGGAACCATACGCATAGAAGACCTGTCTCTGTCTTCATCTGAGGCTTCTAGCCACGCTTCGTCATACATAGCTTTAAGCATGGGGGTGCGTTGCTCGCTTCCGGGTATCTTTAACGATAGATGATAAGCTAAACCTGCAATCAAACACGGTAAGAACCTAAACGGTACATCTTGTGTATTAACCCCGTTTCCAGCGTCTTGTATCCTAGTTAAACGCCAGTAAGCAAGGGTGTAGGTTTCTGTAGTGTCAGGTACAGGCCACACAGTAAACTGTGGGTACATCACTGTACTGCTCTCGGTAGCCCCACTTCTGCGATTAATGTATATCTGATTGGGTCTACCTGTAATGTTTTTGTTAGGTATTCCAGCATACCCAGACACACTTATACGCGATATGCCTATATCGGACTGGGATGTGCCT